GTATCAAGTATGCTATCTTAGGTACAAACAGAATTTTATATGCATACTCTGGTGGTATCTTTTACGATATACATCCTATAAAAGCGACAACATCTTTATCAAATGCTTTTTCTACAACTAACGGATCAAAAACTGTAACGTTAACTTTTGCATCAGCACACAATATAAATAAATTTGATATAATATTATTAGATACTTTTACATCTATAACCAATTCTGGTTTTGTGTCAGGTGATTTCACCGATAAAAAATTTATGGTGACATCAATACCAACAGACACGACACTTACAATAGAGATGGAAGAGAATGAATCT